TTCTATTGCTTCTGGGTCCCGTATATACGGGGCCTTCCCAGAAGAGGAATAGAGACTATCCACAACAACCATGTCACATTTCTGTGAATGGCAGGTTGCGAGTCACGGTTGGGCACCTTATACCCTAAACCCCGCAAATTGCGGGAACAATAAAATATACGTTTAATGAACATGCATTTATGCACCTTCAGAGAAACATATATGATATCGTTCCTGAATTCGTGAGAATTTATGGATGTGCTTCGGAGATATGGCCGGATTTAATCAACCCGCGCCATATCTTCCTGCACATAAGGTTCTGTCCAGACTGGTGATCTTAACCAGATTTGGGAGCATGTTGCTGAGATTAACTCGGCAGCATGGACCTAGTCTCGTGGTCAAGTACCTTAAAGCCCTAACAGTTGCCCTCCAACGGTTCATCCGAGGACAGCCTCTCTCTTGAGGGAGGTTGAACCAGATTTACCGTTGTTGCGACTGGCTACATGTGGACTCCCGGCGTTTATCTCTCTTAGAGAGAGACAAGCGCTGCGGAAGCTCACTCCGAGCGTGGTGCGATGGTGACTAACTATCTTCTCAGTGTACCGGATTATTTCGGTTCCTGGAAAGCTTAAGTTAGAAACCATCACAGCTCCGTACGGAGGTAGGGTGAGTGAGTTATCACGCGTGAGTGCATGGTTGTTGGAATATTCCAAGCAACTTGCCTCTCTGTCGTGAGCTCTTCCACCCCGTGAGCGAGTCTCGGTCTTGGAACATATCACTAAATCTTCTCCATCTGCCAGTCAGTCATGACTTGGTTTTATGATGGATGCAGAAATGTGACATGGGCGGGGAAAATCCGTGTATTTGCCATGGTCGATATATGGACTTAGTCCGTATTGAAGCCGTTGCATGACTGATTATTTGACCTCTTTCGGTTGTTACCGAATGATAGTACTCATAATCAGGATGCTGGTTTTCTCCGGGCCAAGGCGAAGGCTGTTCACTATGGGCACGTTTGATGCTATGATTTATCCGCTGCTACTGATCGTTTACAGTTGCAGCAGGTATCTCATATGGTCAGGCGCGGGCTGAAAGGTGCTTACTCTTCATGAGCTATGCTTAATCTCTGTCATCATCTCCTTCTATAATACTTAATTCAAGTATATGGAGGGGTAAGATGATATGAGAATTATGACACAGCAAATGGTAGAGTCGGTGTTCTCGGGCATGGGTTTGGCAGTATTGGGCCGGAAGGCCTCTGTCGAACCCGGTATCAATGTTCTAGCACTGGACCGGCTACTAGGTAGGGTCACTGTTCTGGCGGTTCCACGGTAGCATCGTTTCCTCGTGAAGGTGCAGTTTGGAGGCCTCCTTGTCCCTTAAAGGTTTTCCTTCAGGTAACACTGAGGGAGTTTCCT